TTCATCTTTTACGGAGGTTGATTTTGAAATTCTGGATTTTCAACATCATACCATAGGTTAAAATGATAAATGGCTACTACTGATAAACTAAATTACCACTTAAAACAAAAATAGAATGCCTAAGCGTAACATCATACTCATCCAGCTGCCTGCAGAGCAACCCGACTGCTGTGCAGAGTGTCCTCTGCTTGGACTGGTACCCAAGTATGTGGCCAGGCCCAAGAACTCCAAGGAGACTCATGTGTGCACTGGCACTATGGAGGCTATAACTCAGCGTGGATCCAAAGTGAGGGCAAGCGAGAGGGATGCCAACCATCCACTACGCAGACCATGCGACAACAGGTGGCACTCCTGGATGCAGCTGCCTAATCGTAAGCTGGGCATCAACACCCAGACATACAATGACTGCAGGATACCCTATGAGTGCACCCTGCAACTGAGAATCAAGTTTCACAACAGATAACAAAGAATTATGAAAAGGGAAATCAATGAAAATGCAAGGAAGGTTTTAAAAGCCATTTATGGCAAAGAAGATTATGCTGTTTTTGCATATTGTGACAAATATAATTTTTCCACAATCGGTGTAAATGTAGAGTATAATATTGAGGATTATATCGAAATCATTATATCTGTTGACTTTAGTGGAGATATATTGGATGTACAGACAAAGGTAACAGTTATTGTAGAGGGAAGTTATGCTACAAGAAATATGGATGGCAAACTTAGCAAAATATATGACTGTATCATTATGGGCCGTATTGCTGAAAGGCTCGAAAATTATTCTAAGTGGCTGATAGATGATTTTTCGGAATCAGAAGATGGAAAAATAAAGCTGAAATTTTATATTGAACAATAATAATTATGGCAAAGACAAAGACAGCTCATGCGTATGAGTTAGAGATTAAGAAGATGGTCACAGACCGCAATGGTGAGTTTGACAAGTGGCTGCTTCCCCAGCTGAGGGCAACGGCAATGAACTGCGTCATGCTTGACAAGATACACGATGAACTCTGCAGCGAGAGGTCACTCCTGATCACATCAGCAGGATCGATGGACCAGACCAAGTATGATGCACACCCATTGCTTGCCCACTATGACAAGCTGCAGCGTACACTCCTGCAGCAGTATGAGGCACTGGGAATCAACTACCGTGCTACCCCATCCAAGATCAAGGAGAACACCAAGAAGGGTGGCGAGGAACATGACAAGCTGAGCAACCTGCTTAATGACATTCAAGGATTATGACAAGAGAGCAGAAACAACAGGCGGTGAGCATCCTGCATGAGCACTATGAGAAGCAGCTCAAGGATGTCTTTATGATAGATGAGAGACTGTGCGAGTACTACAGAAACCTAATAGGACATTCAGACAAGCACAATGCCTATGAGATACTCTGTGCCATCAAGTTCCTGAGGCTGCTGCGTACCTATGAGTTCAACACCAAGAAGGTGAAGCAGGTCATCAGGCTGAGGGAAGGAGAATGGAAGAAAGACAGCCAAGGCATGTGGAGGCATGTCAAGGGTGGCATAGCGTGTCCAGGAACTGGAGGTGCAATGGTGTACAGGTGGGAGCCTTTCCAGGTGTTCGTCATTGCATCGGTATTTGGCTTCCAGGCATGGGTGGACACCCAGCTGACAACAGAGGACAGGCAGACGCTGCTGCCATCGGAGAAGGTAGTTGACGAAGGAGGTGAAGCATGAGAGTAGAACCATTCCCTGGTCAGCTTGTCAAGGAGAACAACTACAAGTGGAAAATCACACAGGAGCAGATAGACTGGTTTTGCAAGTACTTCCCAGAATATGAGAACAGGATCCTGATGAAGAAGAGTGGCATGAACCACTCCCTGCTTCACAGGCTTGCCCGTCAGTATGGACTCACCAAGAGCGAGAAAGGCATGAAGAGAATAATCAAGAAACATGCCCAGCAGGTAAAGAGGATATGCGAGAGGAACGGCTACTATGAGAGCATGAGGGGAAAGCAGCCCTCTATACAGTGCAGGGAAGCCAACATGAAATATCAGAGGGAGATTCAGCAAGGCATAAGGGAACATCCATTCCACACCATGAAGAGGGAGAACCCAAGGAAGTACAGGAAGATGATCGAGAAGGAGAGCAGGGACAGAAGGGAGGTCATCAGAAAGGAGAAGCTGAGGATGGCCTATGGGCTTGACAGAAAGACAAGACTGACAACTGTAGTGATCTGCCGATTCACAAGGAGTCAGACATCCCACAGATTCAATGCCAAGAAGAAAGGATACATCATTCCAGAAGACTGCTCCGAGATGGGTGATACAAGATATGTCATCTGGTACGATGATGACACCAAGAGAAGCAGAATAATGGAAAGGAATTTAATAAAAGACGGATTCAAAGTATTGCCATATGAAGAAGATATATGATTTGAGACGGCTCTGCACAGATTTCACATTCTATGCACCGAGAAAAACAGACAAAACAGGGCTGAGTGCCTTCATTCAGATAGTGTTCTTCCTGCTGGAAGACAACAACTCTGAGGCATACTGCTGTGCCAATTCCAATGACCAGGCAAAGCTGCTCTACAGAAGAACGAAGCTGATGCTGCAGCAGTTGGATGACGGGCACAGATGGAGGATGACTGAGACTGTCTGCGACTGGAGGCCACAGTTCAAGAGCGTGAGGGATTCAAGTATCAGACCACTGTCAGCTGGTGGCAAGACGAAGGATGGTATGTTTGCCCAGCTGTGCTGTGCAGATGAGTATGGTTCTGCACCATACACCAACGGCAAGTCTGACATGAAGATGCTGGTGGATGTCATCCAGTCCTCCATGGGTCCGAGAAGGGAGCCTCTTACATTCACCACCACCACTGCAGGCAGAATCCAGTCAGGGCCGTTCATTGACAAGCTGAACACACTGCACAGACTGCTGGAGAAGGAACTAAGGTATGAGACTGGAGAGGAACAGCCAGATCCATCCTATGACCGCATCCTCTGCATCTGCCTTGAGCCTGATGACTGGGAGAAGGCTGATGAGGAGCTGCTGCTTACCTCACCAGATGTTAGGGAGAAGGTGAACCCGATGCTGGGCAAGATAGTGCAGCACCAGTTCTACAATGATGCAGTGGCCAAGGCAAGGCTTGACGGTGACCTCGGAGAGGTGGTTGCCAAGCTGTTCAATGTGTATCAGTCTGCAAGCGTGTCAGAGTGGATCAAGCCTGAGAAGATAAGGAGCCTTCAGATTGAGAGGAGGATTGAGGACTGCAAGGCACAGGATGGCTGGGTGGTGTTCGTTGGACTGGACTTCTCACAGGGTGATGACCTCCATACTGCAGGCTACCTTGCAGCAAGGTCCGACAAGAGAGGTGGCACTGAGTTCTTCGCTGACTTCGATGCCTGGATCAAGGAAGATGTGTACCACAATTCAAGCATCCGTGACCTCTATGATACCTGGGTAAGCAAGGGCAACCTCCACATATCCCCAGGAGAGGTGTTCCAGCCTTCCCTGTTCGTGTCAAGGCTGCAGCAGCTCATAGATGAGGGTGTGCAGTTCCTGATGTTCGGATATGACTCATACAGGAGTGGCGACCCCATCAACACCCTCAAGGCATTCCTTGTCGAGAAGGGAGTGAGTGAACCTGAGAAGTATGTGGTGCCAGTATCACAGACCTATGCCAGCTACAATGCTGCAGTTGACGAGCTGTCCTATGCCATCAAGAGCGAGACACCTCTGATACACTTCTCCATGAACCCCATGTGGCCATGGGTGTTCGGCAACTGTGTCCTCAGCGAGGAGACAAGGATGGAGAACAAGAAACCCGTCAAGAGAAACCCAGGCAGCGATTCATGCAAGGTGGACCCTGTGCAGACGCTGTGTACAGGACTAATATTGTTTGACAAATATGAATGGAGCTTATGAAAACAGTAATTACAATCAGCGGCCAGGAATATGAGCTGGTGCATGAGAAGGGAGTGAAGAACTGCTGCACCGTATGTGCCCTCAAGTGGTACTGTTGGGACAGAGGCGGGTATGCGTCACCATGCATGGACTTCTCCACTACGGATCCTGACTACTATTTCGTGAAAGTAAATCAATTAAATGAACAAAACGCAAAGAAGATGAAGAATGTGAAAGAAACAGCAAGAAACCGATACTTTGATGAAGTTCGGAGAGACAGGGGCAACCTTGACAACTATGTGGATGGCTTCAACGATGGCTTCAAGGATGCCATCAGAGAGGTGAAGGCCATACTTGACGGGCAGCCAAACAACCTGCAGAAACTGGAGTGTATAACCAAATTAATAGAAAATTATGGAAACAAATGAAATTCGCATCCGCAAGGAAAAGCTGGAGAAGGACATTGAAGATCTCATCTGTGAGTTCGAGAAGGACACCCAGATATTGAGTGTCAGCAAGGTTTGGATAAGTGAAGGTGTAGTAAGGACTGAACTGAAGGTGACGATATGATGACCAGGGAACACTACTACGATGAGAAGGAAAGGCTGGAAGAACTGATTGAGTACAACAATTCCATCCGCTGCCACCATGTAGCAGCCAAGTGGGAAAGGGAGCTCAGGAGACTGAAGGCAGAGTGGAACAGACAATGTGAAAGGATCTTGAGAAATGGAAGAACAACTGACGCTTGAACAACTGCCTCAAGCATTGAGGGAAAAGCTCAATGCAACGATAGAGAAGCATCCAACTGTAATCAATTTGCGTAAACAAATAGAGCAATGTCTCAAGAAAGGAGACTATGTTGGAATGGCGCAGGCAAGGGGGAAAATATCTGAGATACAGAAATTGGTTGAAACAGAATACCTGAAGAAAAATTCCGTAGTGGTCAAAAGACTGGAGACATTCAAAAGCGAAATGTCGGAAGATGACCAAGACAGAATGTCTGTCAATGCGAATATGATTATCATGCTTGCCGATATTCTTGAAATGTGTTGCATTGAAATCAATGAGATTGTGAAGAAGTATCAGCCAGAATACAGGATAGAAATGTTTGACGATATGGAGAAACTTGCCAAATCTTGCTATGAACAGATAAGATTCATGTGGAAGAATACCGATGATTATTACCAACAAACATTCTCATACGAGGTAGATAATCTTCGCATGATGGTAAGGAACAAGGTGAAGTCATTATTGAGGAGGACCTATGAGCACAACAGGAAGAAAGGCTGATAAGGAGTATGTGGTCTTTGACGAGTTTCACTGGCTGTCACCAGACCATATAGAGTACATCTACAGGGGCTGGGAATACGCCTTGGCCAACTACAACTTCCTGAAGCAGTCCTACCCCAATGAGTGCCTTGGGCTTACCACCAGGGAAGATTACATGAGGAAGGTCGAGGCTATGTATGGGAGCTATGAGGCCTATCAGAAAAGGAAACAAGAATATAAGTTGAACCATTAAATCATTGAAACCATGAGCAAAAAGAAATATGGGTGGTGTTATCTATTGGATAAAGAGTTGCCATTGTTCGGGATAGGATGCTTCTTTTGCAAGCATCTGAAAATGCCAATCATTGGCTCTGGTGACTACAGAGTATGTATTTTCGCACAAGAAGAAAAGGAGGAATAATATGAAAAGAGATGAAAGAAGTCTTAAATGGGCTAAGGTAAACGGTTACAAGTATGTAGAATGTGATGATGAAGGCAATATCAAGGGATATGGCTTCAGCAGGCAGACACTTGAGTATCACAATTTGAGTGAATATAATGTTATGACAATCAGACAATATGAGAAAGCAACGAAGGAGGAACAACAATGACAGAAGAACAATTTAAGAAAGCAGAACGGATAATGGATAAAATCCGTTATTTGGAAACAGCCCACAAAGCCATTAGTTCAAAGGCTGATATGTTGTCAGATAGGCAAGACAAAGATTCCGCAGATATGCTGGCGGATATGCTTATTGATATATCAAAGGAGATGTATGGCAGTTGGTGTATAAATGTTTTTATTGACTCGTCACTTTCAGATATTATTAAACGAATAAAAGAACTTAGAGAGGAGTTAGAAGAACTATGAAAGATGATGTAAAATTTTATGTATTAGTTATCGGGCCAATCATATTGGTGTTTTGGTTGTTAGTTGGATTTGCAAAAGGGTTTGTTTTTTCAACTCTGGTGATTATTGTTGCAATAATTGGTGCAATAATAATTTTCAAATATTTAGATTGGGTATGCAATTACTTTGATAATAAGGAGGGCAAACAATGACAAAAGAAACTGCAATGAAGATATTGAAAGAGTTGCATGGCAACTCCCTATTTTCTAATAGGATTGCACTTGAAACCCTTATTCCAGAACTCGCTGACAGTAATGATGAGAGGATAAGGAAATGTCTTATTGACTTCTTTGAAGATTGGCATGAAAATAAAAGCCATTGTTGGGGCATAGCTGTAACCGCTATTCTTGCTTGGCTTGAGAAGCAAGGAGAATCTTATACCAAGAATGATGTTGATGATGCTTATCTAAAAGGTATAAGTGATGCTAAAAATGAACTTGAAAAGCAAGGTAGTAGTTCTGTTAAATGGCAAAAGAACACTCCTGATAACAAGCCACCATTAAATCATTCTGTTCTTATGAAAACCACTCATGGTGTAGCAGAAGGCTATTATGTAGGTAGTCTTTGGTTTCAATTCAGGTGGTCAAGTAATATTAAAGATAGTGATGTTTTAGCTTGGATGGAACTGTCTGATTTAGATGAGCAAAGTGAGCAGAAGAATGCTGATAAGAGTGCAACAACCAAACAAGAGGGTTGGATAGAAATTCCCTTTGGTGCTAAGGATAGTGAATTGCAAGAAGAGACTTACTATATCCCTAAAGGTTTCCACGCTGAAATAAATAATGATAAGGTAGTTATTAAGAAAGGCGAAAAATCTGCTGCTTGGAGTGAAGAGGATGAAAATTATCTCCAAAGTGCAGAAAACGCTTGTGAGTACCAATATGGTAAGAATACTTCAACTATTTTGTGGCTTAAATCCCTCAAAGACAGAGTACAACCAAAGCAAGAGTGGAGTAAAGAGGATGAGAAGATGCTCGGTAGTATAATAGAAGATGTTGATTATATTGGTGAGTTCCCAGATTACCCTACAAAATTAGATTGTGAACTTAAAGATGAGAGTAATGCAAAAATAAAATGGCTCAAGTCCCTAAAAAACAGAATAGGAGGATAGTTATGAAGAAGACAGATCTTAAAAGACTTGAAAAAGCCCTTGAACATTATGACAAGGTGGTGCAGTTGCTTGTCCAGGCAGAGGAAAGCATCTGGAAAAATGGTACTGATAGATTCCCTACAGGTGAATCAACCTTAACCCAGGTCAAGCAAATGGCAAGGTCGGCCATTGAAGAGAAGGAATACCTTGCAGGAAAGATTAATGCCTACAAGGAGTTATACTTCAAGTAAACCTAAAATGAAAATCCTCCCGAATAATTAAGGAGGATTTTTTTATGGATAAGAAAGGGTGTATAGGGGTACTGGTGTGGATGCTGCTGATATTCATTTGCGGAATCATACTAATTGCATTCGGTTCATGCAGATCAATCAAGTATGTTCCCATAGAAACCATCAAGCATGACTCTGTTTACATTACACAGCATCAGAAGGACAGCATATACATTCATGATTCCATATACCAGAAGGAGAAGGGTGACACCGTTCTCATCGAGAAATGGCACACCAGGTACATCGAGAAGCAGGTGCGTGACACATTGATCCAGATACAGAGTGATACCATCCCACAGCCATATCCCTATGAGGTGGAGGTGCCTGCACAATTATCATGGTGGCAGAAGACAAGGATGCACATCGGTGAGATCACCATCATTGCACTACTGGTTCTGCTGGGTTCCTGGATCGTGAGGATAAAATGGTAAACCTGCCCCATCCATTGGGGATATTAATGTAATACAATTACTATGGGTAAGTTCATAAGTTTGTTCAAATTGATTGTTGCAGCTCTTGGCTGCATCGGAGGACTGGGATATGCCTGCTACAATCAGGCATGGGTGATAGCAGCAGCTGTCGTTCTTCTTTCATGGTTGGCATGGCCTGCCATCAAGGAAGCATTCAAGGACCTAAACTCATAACGCCATGCAGAAGGTACTTGAGTTCCTGGTAGGCTTTGCTGGAGGATTGTTTGGTTGGTTTGTGGGTGTATTTGCACCCACATTCCCGCTTATCATCATTGCGGTGGCATTCATCATATATGATTCATGGACTGCCTATGAGCTGGACAAGAGGGTGCACAAGAGATACCCAGACCGCAAGAAGAGACCAGCCAAGTATGTGTCCTGGAAAGCGTGGGGAATGATACCCACAATGATAGAGTCCTTTGCCATCATATTGCTCATGTATGCCGTGCAGAGGTGGGTGTTCATAGACATCTATGTCCCTCTCCCATACATCGCCACTGGTGTCATCTGCCTGGTGCAGCTGCTCTCCATAGCCGAGAACAAGGCATCCTGCAGACGACCAGGTGACAGAGGATACAGGCTATGGCAGGTACTTGCAAAGATACTGATAGACAAGACCGAGAGGCATTTTGACACAGACCTCTCTGATTTGAAAGAGCAGATAAAAGGAAAACAATGATTCTATGGTTCCGTAATTTTCGTTTCATAGTTTGATAAGTATTAAGTTGTTGATGAACCAGGATAGTCCGAGAGGATTGTCCTGGCTTTTGGTTTACCCATACTGGTATTGCAAAGGTAGTGTATATGGCAGCAGAAATGACATCAGGTGTGAGCCCAATGGAGCTGGAGATAAATACCGAGGCTATCCGCAAACATGTGGATGACCTTGGCAAAATGCTCACTACCAACAATGAGATGCGAGACAGGATTCGCACCATCATCAGGCAGGAAATCAAGAAAGCCAGGGCTGACATCTCCAAGGATATAAGGAACAACCTTGGCTCAGATCCACGCAAGGCATACAGGGCAGTGAGGAGCACCATCTACAAGCAGGTGTTGGGCGGTAACATCAATATCCTTGCTCCCCGTAAGGCTGGTGCCAAGTATATGCTGATTAGGCAGCGCACCCTCAAGGATGGCCAGTGGGGAGGCAACAGGAGGCCAAGGTCTCAGAGAACTGAAGCTCTTGAGACATACTTCGGCAAGGACAGAGGCTTTGTGTTGAGATTCAACAATTCTGGAACTGGCCAACGACATATCAGCATAGGGCCTAATGCAAGGCTTGGAGGAAACAGGGGAAGCATAGCAGGAAGGGGTATATTCTCAACCTCTGCCATGTACCATCTCCAGGATATGTCCAAGGCCATCAGCGAGGCATTTGAACAGGAATTTGTAAACGCTTGGAATGAATTATAAGTTATGGCAAAAGATGTAGCTTTAGTTAGAATAAAGGCCGATACCAACGATTATGAGCGTAACATAAGAAAGGCTCAAAAGACATGGAATGACTTTACCAAAGGGCTGGGTGTAAACATTAGCAAGTTCACTGGTGTAGGTGCAGCCATTGGTGCTGTGTCTGGCGCATTGAAGGTGGCAAAGGATGCCTTCATGCAGAGCGAGACCAACATGGATAAATGGGGGCAGGCTGTCGAAGGAGCCAAAGGTGCATACAGCACATTCCTGAATACCATCAACAGTGGTAACTGGAGCAACTTCTTCACCAATCTGTCAACTGCAGTGCAAGGGGCAAGGGACCTGTATGATTCACTGGACAGGCTTGGATCCATCAAGAGCAACAACCAGGCTGCAGTTGCCATCGTGCAGCAGCAGATTGCACAGCTGAGAGTGGCCAAGCAGCAGGGCCAGAATGTTGACGACCAGCTAAAAGAAGCCACGGCAAGACTGGCTGCATTGCAGAAGCAGGCGGTGGATGCTGGCATGGGTGCAGGACACAATACCATAGTAAATACCCTGCGAAACAGGGTCAATGCACTCAACACAACAGGTGTAGGCATTAGCGAAGGAACACTGAGAGGATATGCTGGTGCATTGGAGAACTACGGGCAGCAGGTATTCGACAACATGTCGAGAAAGCTGGATGAATTGACCAAAAAGGCCACATTCAATAAACAATATTCAACATTTGATGAGAACGGAAGAGAGCTTACCTACTCTGCCAATGTAACAGATATATCTCGACTGACACAAGAAGAGCAGAAACAATACCTGATTGCCAAGGCTATCACTGAAGGGGAGACAGAGATTCAGCAAGGCCTTGCCCTCTATGCACAGGCAGTCAACGAAGGTACAGCTGCAGCCCGTGAGGAGTTCAAGGGCAACAGATATGCCCTGCAAGGCTCCACTGGTTCTGGTGGTGGTAGTGGTAAGGGTGGTAAAGAGACCTACATACCACTTGCCGACAGTATCGATGCACAGATTGCGAAAGTCAAGGAACTGCAAGATGAGTTCAACAAGACAGCAGACCAGTCTGTTCGTGGCAGGTTGATAGTCGCTATTGATGAAGCAACCAGTCATCTGAATTTCATGCAAGGAAAGGGACTGGAGCCTATTACAAGAGATACCCCTGGCACTCTTTCTGGAAAGCTGGGCATCCAAATTCCTGATGTAAGCAAGATAAAAATTGAACCGTTGAAGGAACTTGCCGATGCTGGCGAGGTGGCAAAAGAGTCATGGGACTCTGCCCTTGGCTCCATCAGTGGCTTGGGTTCTGCCCTTGCTTCCATCGAGGATCCTGCAGTCAAGGTTCTTGGCATCATAGCCCAGGCCATTGCCACTGTTGCCCTGTCATTCGCCCAGGCACTCTCAAAGGACACCAAGCTGGGAGTATTCGGGTGGATAGCTGCAGCTGCTGCAGGTACTGCTGCAATGTTCAGCACCATATCTGCCATCAAGAGTGCTACTGCAGGAAGCTATGCAGAGGGTGGTATAGTGCCAGGCAACAGCTTCAGCGGTGACAACCTGACTGCCAATGTCAATTCAGGAGAGCTCATACTGAACAGGGCACAGCAGAACACACTTGCAGCACAACTACGGCAGCAAAACTCTGGCAACAAGTCATACCAGCCTTCCTATGTGTCAGGTGAGCAGATATGGGTGGCCATGAACCGCTACCTGAAGAGATCGGGACAGGGCGAGGTATTAACATGGAAATCATAAGAAATGAGATATGGCTATAATACACGGTAGAAATGTAAAGATATACAATTCCAGCGGTACTGCACTCATAGGTGCAGCCAAGAGCTGTGTGGTGAACATGGATGCTGACAATTTCGAGGTGGCCAGCGAGACATCTGCCACAGACAAGGAGTACATACCTGGCAGGTCATCATGGACTGTCGAGCTATCACACCTGTTGACAACCAACAAGGGTGGCATCCCATTGGTCAAGTCCAAGTATGTCATCAGTTACATGGTTGGATCCACTCAGGTATATACTGGCACTGTGCTCTGCGTGCATGCAGACATTCAGGGTGCAGTTGGTAACCTCGCAACAGGTAATATCAGCATGTTAGGTAGTGGACCACTCACAGCAGTATAGTATGGCATACAATATCCATTGGAAAATAGTTTTCAAGAGCCTCAGGGCAGCAACAACATACACCGTGAATATCTACAAGGATGGCACGGTGCCAACTGGCTATCCCCTCAAGCTCAAGGGAGGAGCTGAGCCATTCACCACAGAAGAAGATGCCAGTGAGGATATGTTCACCCCCATACGCACTCAGACAGGCTACCTCCGCATTGTGGATGACGGTTATGCAGTGAATGCCAGCAATGCCACTGTCGCATGGGACTGGAAGGAACTGATACCAGAGAACAATGCAGACAGGCCAGTGACCCTCACCAATGCCAGCGGGACTGTGGTGTGGTGCGGTTTCATGCAGGCACAGAACTTCGGAGGCACACTGTTCGGGAATCCCCAGGAAAGGGAATATCCTCTGATGTGTCCCCTCTCGATCTGCGAGGATACTTTCATCAATACCTCACAGAAAGCCATCAAGAACTTCGCATATCTGCTGAAGACTGCCATTGATTCCATTCCAACTCTCTGCCAGCCTACGGCCATAGAGATACAGGGAGGAGCCAATGCCCAGGGCTGGCTTCTGAAGAAGATCGACTGGTACAACTTCGTCAACATAGATGCCTCAGGTGACCTGAGCCCTAAGTACAATATGCTGCAGTGCCTGGAAGACATGTGCAGGTTCTGGGGGTGGACTGCCAGGATGAAGGCAAAGACTCTCTACCTGACTTGTGCGGATGACGCTGCAGAGGTGAATGTACTGAGGCTTACCTATGCCCAGCTCTCCACATTGGCAGATGGGGATGATGCAGGTGTTGTGGGCACCATGTTCTCAACAGTCACTCTCTCTGGGGCTATCTATGCCAGCAATTCCAATGAAGACAGCATGATCCGTGGATACAACAAGGCTACTGTCAAGGCTGACTGCAACAAGGCTGATGACGAGGTGACAGGATTCATGCCCATGAGTGTGGAGAAATACCTCATTGGTCTGGAACCTACAAGGGAGACATACAGCAGTAAGACTGTGGACTGGTACGGTGACCTGGCAGGTTTCCCCAATACATCTCTTGGCATCAAGTCTCCATTGCTTATAGGGTGGTCACTCACTGGCAATGCTTCATTTTCCTATGTGAGTACCGAGCAGGTCAAGGGCAACTGCATCCGCATCAAGAGAGACTACAGCAACGACAATGTATATGCTTCCCTTGAGACACAATTCGAGCACAACTGGTGCACGGACTTCTACACTACAGGAATTGACAACGGAGGCTTCCAGATCCGTGGAAACATATATCAGGGTCCATCCAGGGTGAATGACTATGTAGAGGGTTCCCCAATCATGGACAGCATGGGATGGTCAGGCTGTGGCAAGAAGTCAATGTATATCCGCTTTGGCATTGGTTCAGACAGAGGCTCTGCCAAGTGGTTCAACGGTAATTCATGGCAGACAACTACCTGTTCGTTCAAGGTGACTGTAGGCAATGAGGATGACATACTGAGACCGATTGGAGGGGTGACACTTCCGACCATCAAGCATATCAGCTGTGCCTCAGATGCTCCGCTTGAAGGGAGGATATTCATTGATTTCTTGGGTTCTGACGATCTGGACTACATCCTCAGACCTTCTGGAGTGAGGCGTGAATTCTATATAACTGGCTTCCGCATTGACTTCAGCAAGTCCAAGGATTTCGAGAATACGGATGGTGTGACAAGGGATGAGACGAAGACTGAGATGTATTATGTGGTCAATAACTCAGCAAGGACTGGTCAGGAATGGAGTACAGACTGTGCCTATGCCTCAGAGAACAACATGAAGCATGGCTATGGTGTTCTGATCAACCCTAATGGCACATTGATGGATACTGCCTATTACGGCAACAGCAGCGAGCATCCTGAGCAGCATCTTGCTAACAGGGTGGCCAATTATTGGGCTACATCCAAACGAAGGATCTATGCAGAGCTGCAGTCCAATGCCATTGCAGACATCACTCCCAGGAACAAGACTACGATAAATGGGACTCCCCTCTACCCTATTGCTATCAGCAGAAACTGGAGGGATGATGTTTCACAGATAACATTTTTGCAGATATGATAATCACAAGAGAAAAAGGCATGAGAATGTGGGGAGGCGCTAGTGGCAGCACATCCGCTTCTGGTATCAATGGAGGTGGAGGTTTCTCACTGACAGTCACAGAAGGTGAAGGGACTGGCAATGCCTATACTGGTTTCACATACGAATCTGGAGTGTTGTCTCTGATCAAGGGAGAAAACTTCGTGACAGTTGACTTCTTCAACCGTCTGTTCACTGCATACGATTCTGATGGGAATGCTATACTACCCAATGATGTCACTTCAACGATCAACAATCTCAAGCTCCTTGTCGGCACCTGGACTGAGGAATACCTCTCTGCCCTTGGTAAGAATTCAGAAGGTGGAGGTGGCAGTGGTGTTGATCTTGGAGCTGTATGGGATTCACTGACCAATCAGACTGGCACAACTCCATCTGCAGACACCAAGATAGCAGTAGCGCACATCCCCAACCTTGATGCTTCTAAGATAACAAGTGGTACTTTCGCTGCTGCGAGAATACCTAATCTTTCATGGGACAAGATAACATCAGACAAGCCTACTACACTCAGTGGCTATGGAATCACAGATGCTAAGATCGCAAACGGTACCATCACTCTTGGCTCTAATACTATCACCCCTCTTACAGCCAGCAGTTCTCTTGCATGGGGCAAGCTGACAGGCACACCAACCACACTGGCAGGCTATGGTATTGGGGATGCCAAGATAGCCAACGGTGTGATCACTCTTGGCTCATCTACCATTACTCCAGTTACCAGTGTGGGACTATCTGCTCCTACAGGATTCTCTGTCAGCGGCTCCCCAGTTACCAAAACTGGTACACTTACCTTTGCTTATGCTTCAGGTTATGAAGGATTCACTACAGTATTAAAAGAAAAGATTGAAGCTCTTTATTCTTGGTTTGAGGTAGATGCAAATGGTGATGTAAAGACTAAGGACAAGCCAAATGGCACACATAGAGGTTTCTATACTGAATCATTCGTAAGTGCATTAGGTAGCAATTCTGAGGGTGGTGGTTCAGGTGCTGGCTTGGAAGATGTGTGGGATTCGTTGACTAACCAACAAGGTACTGTAATCACTGATAACACCAAGATAGCCATAGCACATATTCCAGATACCTCATCTACCTATGGCTATTTGAAATCTTCTGCACTTAATGGCTATGCTACACAGACTTGGGTGAATCAGCAAGGATTCCTCACTACACATCAATCTATATATGCCTTGACACTAAAGGCAGGCGGTACTGCTGTAACTACCTTTACACCTAACAGTGCTGATGCTTCATTGGACTTTGTAGCTGGTTCTAACATCAGCCTTACAAGGGGAACTAATCAGATTACCATTGCCAATACCTATAGCTATACACTTCCTCTTGCTGCAAGTGGTACAAGGGGTGGTGTTCAGATAGGCTACTCAGAATCCAATAGCGGCACATCTACTACAAGGAACTATGCAGTCAAGCTATCAAGTGAGAAGATGTATGTCAATGTTCCTTGGACTGACACCACCTACAAGCTAACCTTGAATGGCACTACCAATGGTGCAAGTGGCGGTACAAGTATTGGCAGCTTCTATGCTCCTACCGCAGTAGGAACTGATGGTTATGTGCTTAAATCAAGTGGCAGTGGTGCTCCTTCATGGGTGGCACAATCAACACTAAGTGTAGGCACTGCTGCTAAGTTAGGCACTGGCACTACAACATATACAGCATGGGGACAGACTTATTGGTCAAGTGGTGTACCACAAGATGTTGATGGTAGTCTTACAATCAATAGCGGTCAGCTAACAATATGGGACACTCAACCCACAGCAGAAACAAGGAGAGATATGAGATTTGGTTGGGTTACAGATGCTTTTCTGATGTGGGCTTATGAAGGAAGTTACCATGATATTTGTATAGGTGCTGTAATAAATGACATCAGTGGGAAAAAACCATTGTACTATGACCAATCAGCTAATTCATGGGGAATTGGAACTGCAACACCAGCATATACTTTTGATGTTCAAGGCAATATTGGTGCAACAGGTGCTATCACACTTGCTGGCACATCTGCATCTACAAGAAGGATATACTTTGGTGACACAAGTCACTACATTGAGTTGACAAGTACAGGCTTCCACTTCTCGCATGGCATCTATTCAGATTCATTCGTTTCTGCTCTTGGTGCTAACTCATCAGGTGGTGGTGGCACATTTGACGAAGAAGCCATGTGGGAAGCACTTGGTACAACGGTATCAGCCAAAGTCATTGCATCAAGCCACATACCTAACCTTGCAGCTTCTAAGATTACAAGCGGGACATTGGCTGCTGCAAGGATACCTATTGCCACTGCGTCTGCTGTTGGTGGTATCAAGGTTGGAACTACACTTGCTATTTCTGATGGTGTCCTTAATCAGAAGTCAGGCATTGCTACTGCTGGCACTTACAGAAGTGTGACCGTTGATACTTACGGAAGAGTTACTGCTGGAACTAATCCCACTACCCTCAGTGGCTATGGTGTTCTTGACGATGCTGATGGTAGGTACTATGCTTTGTATGGCGGAACTAACCTAAACCCTTCTTCTTCCAATACAGTTGACTTGGATAATCTGACATCAGCAGGCAGTTACTATTGCAGTGGAAATACGGCAGCAAATTATGTAACAAACAAGCCAGTAGGTAATCTTGCATTCAGGATATGGGTATCTGCACCTAATGGTACATCATTAACCTATGTAAGACAGAGATTTCAGGCATACAATCAAGTTGCAATATACGAAAGGGTAAGTACTTCTGACAGCGGAATATCATGGGGAAATTGGTACACTGTGCAAGCAAACCTTTCCAACTATGCTTTGACATCATCATTGGATAACTATCTGCCTTTGAGTGGTGGCACAATAACAGGTTCTCTAACTGTTAATAGCACTATCACTACATTAGACAGCATATATATGTCTAATGCAAAAGCTATATACTTCAAGGATTCAGGAGGAACAAGCAGGTTTTCAATCACATTAAACTCATCAAATAGTTTTTTACTTGGTTATGGCACAGCCGAAGCTGGTTATAATACATTTCTTGATGGTAATAATGTTTATATTAGATACGGAACATCACGAACAACAGGCATATATCTTAATTCAAGTGGAAATGTCGGAATAGGAACTACATCTCCTTCTTATAAATTGTCAGTAAATGGTGATGTGAGTGCAACCAACTTTAGGGGTGCATTGATTGGAAATGCTGATACTTCTACCACATTGGAAACATCCCGTACAATTTGGGGACAGAGTTTTAATGGAAGTGCCAATATTAGCGGAAATATGACAGGTGTTGGCAATATTTCTACTGATGGTCATATATATATGGATAACAATAAGTACATATATAGCAAGAATACAAGTGACACGACAGTAGGCATATTGGGTTTCAACACGAGCAATAATCTTGCTATAGGTTCTGGTACTACAACATCTGGCGGTGGCACATATATCTATAGCGGTACTGATGGAATACATTTCTTGGTTGGTGGTACGGCATCGGCGACCAATACAGCCATGAAAATGGATTCCGATTATACTGTATTTGTAACTAACAGGTTAAAAGTGAGTGGTAACCTGTTTATGAATTATGGTGCAGAAGGTATATACATAGCAAGCGACAGCATTGCATGGCATAATTCAAGCGACACATGGACTAAAACCATAATGCGCTTTACATCTGATGGTTTAGTTGGTATAAATACAACACCATCATACACACTTGATGTATCAGGAACATTCAATACTACAGGAGCTGTTACATTAGGGTCCACCTTGTCTGTTACTGGGGAAGTATATATATCTAACGCTAAAGGTATATATGCCAAAAATTCAAGTGGCACATCATACCTTGCAATTACACTTAACAGTAGCAATGCTTTCCTTTTAGGGTATGGTATAGCAGGTGCAGGATATAGCACTAATTTATATGGCAATAACATATACCTAAGATATGGAACATCTCGCACTATAGGTTTTACCTTATCAGCAGCAGGAAATGTTAGTGTTGCCAATGACTTTACAGCAGGAGGTGAAGTAACTGCTTCATCTGACGAACGCAAGAAAAACATCATCAGCAACACCAAATTTAATGTAAAGGATATTGCAAGTGCAAGGTCTATTCTCTATGAGTGGAACGATGATAGGGATAAGGACAATGAGAAGAAGATTCATGGCGGTTCAATAGCACAGGATTGGCTTGGCAAGGCAGATAGCTTCTTATCACAAGACAATGATGGATGGTATTCAATCAATTACGGTGCATTGGCATTGTGTTCAGCTATAACCATTGCAAGAGAAGTTGTAAAGCACGAAGACGAAATAACAAGGTTAAAGAAAGAAGTAATGAAGCTGCGTGAGAGGGTGGCTGAATTAGAAGAAAGGAGGGCATAATGATACTGAAATCAGAAAGTGATAAAAGGATGGATTCAAAATCTATTGACCCTAATAGAAAAATGGTTGGTCATGTTAGAGATTTAACAGGTCAAACATTTGGAAGGCTAACCGTAATAAAAAGGATGCCATATAACACAAAAGACAGAAAAGCTATGTGGCTGTGCAAATGCGAATGTGGTGGGTATCGTGAAGTGATGGGAAGAAATCTTCTTGCTGGACACACTAAGAGTTGTGGTTGCTTATACGATGAAGAATGGGAAAGAAGAAGAAAAATTAATGAACAATATAAAGACAATATTTACTCAGTTTGGTGTGGGATAAAAAAGAGGTGTTATACCACCAATAATAGAAATTATTTACGCTATGGTGGTCGTGGCATAAAGATGTGTGAAGAATGGCGAACAAATCCCAATGCGTTTATTGATTGGGCTTTGGCAAATGGCTATAAAAAAGGTTTAACAATAGATAGGATAGATAATGATGGAGATTATTGTCCAGAAAACTGTCAAATATTGACAAAAGGAGAAAATGCAAGGAAAGCAAGACCTCATTATCAAGTTGGAGATGCCTCTCTAACTACCCACGAAATTAGTAAAGCAATAGGTAAAAGAAAGACTTATATGTATGATTTAGTAAGTAGATTGGGTAAAAAAGAGGCTATTGAAAGGATTAACATTCAATTAAAGGAAAGGGGCTTACATGAAATTGCAATCTGAATCAGATAGACGTATCATAGTACAAGGCACTATCAACGGCAAGAAGGCATATATGTTGGTAGATACAGGGGCTGTTGCAGGCATCATGGATAAGTCAGCAGTCAAGGATTTTGGACTGAAAGTAAACAAAAACAAGAAATTCAGCATGGAAGGTGCGGGGGGTAAGTTCAATGCCTACCTCTGTGAAACACCATTGGTTCTTGGCGACAAGTTGATGTATCAATTCTTGGTGGCTGACATTAGCAACCTCGTAAAGTCTATCCATAGGGAAACCTTGATAGAGATTGCTGGCATTATCAGCCTTTCGCAGATGAAGGGGCTGAATATTGAAATTAATACGACTAACAACTACATAAACATAGGATAGGATGGCACATACAGATATAGGCTACATAACTGCTCCTGTCAGAATGAAAGCTGATGTACAGTGGGTTCTATATGGAGGTGATACAAGTGCAAGTGTTACCATGAGTGGCTTGGCTAAGAGAAGCAATGTCAACCTATGGGCTGTGCATAAGCCTACTGATGGAACTACTACAGGTGTCACACCTAAGAAAGTCAGTCTAACCGATTTGCCAAATTATAGCAATGGCGGTGCTAATGGATGGGTAAGGAAAACACCTACTGCACCATACAAGCTGCTTGATTGGAATGGTTACAGACATAGAGGCGTTCCTTGTACTGCCTTTGAGGTTCAAGGTACTCCTACAAATGCTTCGGGGCAATATTTCACTGCCGTATTGACTATCACAAATACCGCAGATGTACATAGCCTCACAACACTTGTTGGCAAGACATGCTACTTCGGTGTATATTGTGTTGGGGAATCCAACTCAGAAACACACAGGTCACAGAACTCAACGGCAGTATCAGCAAGTGGAGGCGGCACTTTTCGTTGTCTGACTAATCCGTGGACTGCACAGTGGTACAAGGTATATCCATTTCTTGCGGATTCAAGTGGAAACTATTACAGTGTTCCCAATGTGTTCTATGACAGAGTATATGTAAGAGAGCAAGGTTCTCCTACACCTCAGATACCGATTGAGTCAGTAACTATCTATGATGACTACAATGGCAATCTAAATGGGCAGACTATCAGTATTCCTTTCACAACTGGCACTCATCAGCTTCATAGAAGAGATACCCCAAGCAATGCCACTCCTACAACAGCTTCTTGGCTTTCAAGGTCAACTGGCGTGGCAACAGTTGATTCTACAGGCAAGCTGACATTTGTTGCAAGAGGTAGCACATTGATAACACTGACTGTCAATGGTGCATCGAGTTCATCTGCTTCAGCAAGCGTAACAGTAACTTTAACATAAAATAGATATGGCAGTAAACAACGGACTTATAATAGATCCTGTGAATCCCTGGGAGGTGAGCAGGGTAATCGGTGCCAGTAGCGGAGATATTGGTATTGTATGCTCTAAGGCGACACTCATCAACAAGTTCGCCAAGTATAAGCCAGTAAGATACAGCGAGAAGGACACTACCCCACAGTTCAATGCCGACAAGACATGGAACGACAACTATACAGTTGGAGGCATAAGGAAGCCATGGTGGAAAGCCAATGACGGGAAGTGTGGTTTTGTCCTGGTACCTGCAACGACAGGGACAACACTTGTGACTGACTGGAGTACCAACTGGGTGTATCAGACACCAAGAGGGAAAGAGGCGACTCCAAGTGAATGGTACAGACTGCCTGACTTCAACTATTATCTGCACACCGCACCTGTTCCTGTACAGGTGTACGCTAATGCCATCTACTACACTGGCAACGACCTTGTTGTCAACTTCCAGTTCTACAGTGGTAAGAAAGAGCAGCTAACCATACCAGACTTGCTCAACTATGGCGGTGGCGGTGTATGGCCTTACACGGCTACGCAGGAAATATACTGTGGTGTGCTGATCTCCTATGGAAACAGCGTGTATGCCAACTCCAACAAGGCATGGGCAACCAATCCCGATGCAATAGGTAAGGATCCACAGGGAGGCAGCTCCAGCCAGAGCAGTGGCAAGTGGAGCCGTGTAGTCACTATACCTCAGTCACAATGTCCTACATACAACAACAATGTGCCTATTTCCATATACCCATTCCTGTCTGTAATGACATACAACAGTGCAAGGGTGTATCAGAGTGGCGAGGATGCAACATTTGGAACAAATGGTGTCATCCCATGCCCTGTCACACCTCTCACCATGGACATCAAGACATCATCCATCAGCGGTGTCATCACTGGTGCAAGCTGCTCATACAACAACATCAACTCCCTTGCAATCAATTTCACATATACCATCACTGGGTATGGGCAGTTCAGCGAGTATGTGACACCATACATCTACCTGCTGGATGCAGACAGGGACACCTCAGGCGAGTACAGTGAAGATTCCAAGATACTGACCTACCACATCATCAGCTATGAGGATGGATATGGCTATGCAAGTGGCAGTGAGTTCCCGTTGAGTCTGGCAGATCAGGCAACAGTGTCATACAATCAGAACACCCTGATAGGGAACACTGGCACTGCTTCCCTGGTAATAGGCTGCGATGCCATCTCTTATGTGAACCAGTACAAGGCAGAGCATGGCACTTCCAAGGCATATATGCGCATTGGTGTAGGACTGTACGATGGCAGCACAATGAGGCCTTATGTGCAGACAGTGTTCGACAACAACGGGCAGGGAATCGAGATTTCTGGAACATATTAATTAATCAATAAAAACAAAGGAATTATGAAGAAAAATGAACTGTTAAGCATTTGGGCAACCATCAAGGGTGCCAAGTTTGGGAAACTGAGTGGGGATGCTAAGGTGAAGTATGTGCAGATGTTCGCCAAGCTCTCTCCAGTAGTGAAGGACTTTGAAAGCTACCGTGACACCATCAGCGAGAAGCTGATGTCAGAGCATGAGGGCTTCCAGGACAAGCTCCAGGAAGCACAGAAATATGAGGCATGGATGAAGGACAACACTTTGGAGAAACCCAAGATGACCGAGGAGGAGTACAAGGACTTCATCCAGGTTGTCATAGAGTACAACAAGTCTGTTGCTGCTGCACTGAACGAGGAGGCAGAGAAGGAGGTGGATGTGAAGTTCGACAAGCTAACCACCACTGAGTATGGATGCTTCATCGACTCCAATGACTTCACAACAGAACAGGCAGCGGAGATCATGAGACTGCTGTGTGACCAAGGGTAAACCTGCACGCCACATCCACAGGTATTGTATATGACGAAAATGTGACAATATGAAATTCTTAACGCTAAACTACATCAAGCAGCACTCCCGTATTGACTACGACATAGAGGATGAGCTGCTCGAACTATATGGCAATGCTGCAGAGAATGTCCTTGCCCAGCATCTTGGCAGAGGAAAGACAGTTGATGAACTGGTGGAGAGCCTGACTGAGGAGTATGGAGAGGTGCCAGCTGCGATCCTGCAGGCTGGCCTGATGCTTGTGGATGTGAGCTACCAGTACAGGAGCCCTGTCAGTCCTACCAGCATATACACGGTGCCATATACCTTTGACCTTCTGGTCAAGCCATATATGATTCTATAATGTTCAATGTCAATCAATAGTAAACCTTTTTACTCATTCGGCCCGATAGTCTGAGAAGACTGTCGGGTTTTTAAGATTAAAGATATGGGATATTCAAGCGGATTCATGCCAATGAGACTGACATTTGCAAAGAGGGTTGCCGAATCAACAGACAACTTCGGCAAGAGTGGTGCACCCAAGTATGAGATACTTGGCACATTCTGGGGGAACGAGGAGTTCAACAAGGGTGTGAAGTCACTCAGGGAGGGTGCCTTCGATGCCTATGATACCGTCATGTTTAGGCTGAGATACAACCCTGACATTGACAGATGGTGCCTTATAAAGTACCATGACAAGTGGTATCAGATTCAGTCATTCAACTCCAACTACAACCAGAACCAGATTCAGATCACTGCGATTGAGATGGTCAACCAGCAGGTGAACATAATTGATAATTCAGTAAGTGATTAAAAACATTCAAACTATGAAGAGAGAAGTTGCTATCGTGCATTTCAACACACCTGAGCTCACCGAGGCCTGTGTGTGGTCATTGAGGAAGCATGGAGGACAGGACTACCATGTGACCATCTTTGACAATTCAGACAGGCTTCCATTCACTGCCAAGATGGAAAATGTGGATGTCATTGACAACACCAAGGGGCAGATCATTGACTTTGATGCAGAGCTGGCAAAGTATCCTCACAAGCAGGAATCTGCAGTCATCAACAGATGGGGAAGCGACAGGCACATGATGTCCATCCAGAAGCTGTGGGACATATTGCCAGACGGTTTCCTCCTGCTTGATTCAGATGTGCTCATCAAGGCTGATGTGGATTTCATGTTCCAGGAAGACCAGTGTGCAGTCGGGCACCTTCAGAACCCGCAGCCTGGAAACCGTTTCAACATCCCAAGACTGGTGCCTATGGTCTGCTACATCAATGTGCCTCTCTGCAAAGAGTGTGGACTGACATACTTCGATCCTGAGAGGGCATGGATGATCCATTCACCCAGCATGAGTGACAGGAACAACTGGTATGACACTGGTGCTTCATTCTTTGAGGACATCCATGCACACAAGAATGGTGCAAGGGGTAAGAGAATAGATATAAGACCGCTGATGGAACACTTCAAGAAAGGCTCATGGAGCAGGAATAACGGCAACCACAAGAAGTGGCTGCAGCAGTACTGGGACTTGTGGGCTCCCACTACACAACTCAGGGGCATCACAAAGGTGGCCATCTGTGCCATTGGAAGGAACGAGAATCCTTATGCTGTTGAGTGGGTGGAACACTACAAGAAGATTGGTGTGTCAAAGCTGTTCATCTATGACAACTGGTTTGGAAATGAGACTCCATTGGCAGATACGCTGAAGGACTATGTGGATGAAGGGTTCGTTGAGATTACTCCAGTTCCAAACATGAAGGATGCCCAGTGCAAATGCTATGAAGACTGCTACCATAAGCACAAGAACGAATATGCATGGATAGGCTTCCTTGATTTCGATGAGTACCTGAGATACAATGCGAGGTATTCCAGGATAAAGACCGAGAAGATGTTTGCCAAATTCAAGGACTGTGACTGTGTTCTCGTCAACTGGAGGCTGATGACAGACAATGGACTGGTCCACTATGATCCGAGACCATTGAAGGAAAGGTTTACTGAGATAATGCCACTTGACACCAAGGTAAAGTATGACTTTCCTGAGAACAACCATGTGAAATGCTTTGTGCGTGGTGGGCTTCCTGACATCCACTTCGGGGTGAACCCACATTCTCCGTCTGACAGGCTGAAATGTGTCAACTCTGAAGGCAAGCCTGTTCCCAACAGTGCATTCGTCTCTCCCTATACACACAAGGTGATGAGGATTGACCACTACTGGACCAAGACTGCAGAGGAGTGGATGACGAACAAGCTGGCAAGGGGATTCTCGTCAGGAAGGACCTACATAGAGAAGTTCATGACCAAGCAGGAAGACTACTTTTTCCGTGTAAACAATAGGACTCCAGAGAAAGAGGCCATCATCAAGGGTAAACCCTGAAAACTAAAATGTAAGTAAAGAAAACGCTATTTAATATGGATGGATTTTTCAGATTTTGGGGCTCAAAGAAGAGGGAGATAGGTGTTCCCTCTTCCACTGTTGTTCCAGCAGAGCCAGCAGCAACTGCAGGCAACTGGGAAGCAAATGTGGTGGCTCCTATGGGCAGAAGAAGCCTCCTTGTACCAGCATGGTGCAGGGGTGTCTCCCTGATCATGCAGACAATGGGCCAGATGCAGGTACAATGGCAGCGGATGAATGGCGAGGGTGGCAACTACATTGAGGACAGATATGGATTTGGCCGTAAAATCAACTACCTGCTGCAGGTAAGGCCCAATCCGCTGATGACTGCCTCTGAGATGCAAGAGCAGATTGAATACCGAAAGATATACTGGGGCAATGCCTTCGTGTACATTGAGAGGGATGACTATGATGAGCCTTCAGCCATGTGGCTCTGCACAGGTGGTGGCTACGATCCTGTTACAGACACATACAGCCTTACCTACAATGGGCTGAAAGGTCCTCAAATAAAAGTATCAGTTCCCAGCCGTAATGTGCTTCACTTCAAGAATGTATTTCTGACAGAAGATATGTACATGGGTATCCCGATGATATGGGTTGCAATGAATGCTCTTTCCATAGCTGCAACAGGCAATGAGCAGAGTTTGCAGGATATGGCCAAGGGTGGAAAGATGAAGCTCATCCTGGGTGAACAGAAGAACGGCTCACTCCCACCCATTGCCAATGGACTCTTCGACAAGGAAAGGATGAACAGCTATGCAAGGGAGATCCAGGAAAAGCTCTACACAAATGATGTGGTGTCTATCCGTGGCCTTGACAAGATTCAGGTAGTCAGTCAGACAAGTCAGCAGTTACAGCTCTTGGAATCAAGAGGCTTTGAAGTGGCTGAAATTGCACGAATCCTTGGTATTCCCCGCATAATGATGATGGAGGATGGAGGCAACTACAAGATGCCTGAGCATGCAACGCAGGAGTTTCTGCTGAGAACCATTCAGCCAAGAATACGCAAACATGAGGATGAATTGAATTCAAAGCTGCTGAGACCTGAAGACTTTGGCAAGCGAAGAATCCATGTATGTGAGCTGGCATTGAGAAGACTGGATGCCAAGGGACAGGCTGAGATTGACAAGCTGCACCTTGAGACTGGATGGTCAGTCAATGAGCTCAGAAACCAGTATGACCTTCCAAACATCCCAGACGGTGACAAGCACTATGTCAGCACCAATCTGGCTGAAGTGGGCTCTGAGAAGCTAAGATCTGCTGGTGGTCAGTCTGCACCACAGGAAAGTAAACCCAGCGAGGAATTGGAACCGAGTAATGATAACTAATTAATAACGATAATGGATGCAAGAAAACGAGAAGTTAGGACTGTTGACTGCCAGCTGGCCGTTAGAGAAACGCAAGAAGGTCAGAAGGGCATCTCTCGCACCATCTCAGGCACAGCCATCGTATTCAATTCTGAATCCGAAGTGCTTGATGACTGGGGAGAAAGATTCCGAGAAGTAATAAAGCCAGAGGCTTGCACTATGGAGTTCCTGAACACTCAGGACATAAAGATGAACCTGCTGCATGAGAGAGAGCTGACGATTGCAAGATGCAACAAGGGTAAGGGTTCCATGAGGCTGTGGGTAGATGAGAAGGGAGTCAATTTTGAGTTTGAGGCACCCAAATGCGACATAGGCGAGAGATGCCTGGAAATGGTCAGGAGAGGTGACTACTCTGGATGCTCCTTTGAGTTCTATCCCAAGGACTACGATGTGGACCGCAATGGGGATGAGGTGAAGATCACCCACAGATCATTCGAGTTCATATCAGCACTTACCATCGGTTTGGATCCTGCATACAGGCAGACTTCAGTCAATGCCAGGGAGCTTTCCAAGCCAGTCGAGACTGAGGAGGACAAGGCTGCCCGTGAGGCTGCTGCAGCTGCAGAGCAGGCCAAGCGTGAGCAGGAATCAAGGGAAATCCAGGAGAAGAAGGGCATGATGGATCGTGAGATGCGGAGAAGGGCAGAACACCTGAAAAGCCTGTCTGCATTTGATGACAAAATAGACTATCAATATTAACCACTTTTAAAAACCGTTTTTGAGAATGGAAAAAAAGACTTTTGAACAACTGCGTGAGCAGCGTTTGTCAGCCAATGAGAAACTTGGCGACATCTACATGAAAGCTGCTAATCGTGAACTGACTGCTGAAGAGCAGATGAGTGTTACTAATCTCAACCGTGAGATCGAGATGTGTGAAAATGGCATGAGAGGTCTGAAGCTGGATGCTGACAATGCAGCCATCAACCGTGAGAATGCCATGGTTATGAAGAACCGTCAGTTCCGTGAACTGATTATGGATGCTTACAAGACTGGTCAGAAGCGTGAGCTTTTGCTGGCTCCAGCTTCAAACTCAGGTGCTACCTCTCCTTCAGGTTACATCAGCAACTCTGGTGCTATCGAGCTGACCATCCATGAGATGATCCCAACCCTGCACGAAGGACTTGGCTTGCCATCTTCTCTGAGAATTGTCACTGGTGTGACTGGCAACGAACTGTGGCCTGTATCTGTTAACGATGTTGAGATGGAGGAAGTTGGTGAAGTTGTTGCACTGAGCAACCAGACACTGGACTTCAAGAATATCCAGCCTGTTCAGCATAGAATTGGCTTGAAGGTGCCTGTATCCAATACAGCCATTGACAATGCTTACTTTGACCTGATGGCTTACGTTCAGACCAAGGTTACCATCGCATTGCGTAAGTACCTGGCTGAAAAACTGTACTCTCAGGCTGCATTCACTGGCAACCACGGCCCATTCTCTAACCTGACTCCTGCTGGCACCATTGACCTTGGCAACGATGCTTACAAGAACATCCTGAAGGCTGTTGCTGCATTCTCAGACAAGGGCTTCTTCGAGGGCAATGTTACCCTGATCATGGATCGTGAGACTGAAGCTGAACTGAAGGCAACTCCTAAGTTGGCTGGTGCAGCTGCTGGATTTGTGGTTGAGAACGGCCTGTGTGCTGGTTACCCATACATCACTACCCACTACCTGAACACCAAGCTGAATGCAGGCGGTACTGCACTTGAGCCTACTGATGACAAGTTCATTGGCATTGGCTACTTCGAGTGGTTTGCAATGCAGCAGCATGGTCAGGTTAGACTTGTGGTAGATCCTCTTACACAAGCTGACAAGAATATCACCCGTGTGATCTTGAACTCAGCATGGTCATTTACTGACCTGTCAATCTATATCAACGGTGGAGATCCTCAGTCTGATGGTGATGGTGGCTACACCTACCCAACTCAGGCATTCGCACTGTACAAGATTGCAGCTGACAGCAGCTCAGATCTCTAAATCTTGATGTAGCTTCTGGTAACTTTCATAGTTCCCCAGTGGGTGAGGACTCAGAGGTCACAGCCTGGGCACCCACTGGTCTGAAGCTACCAACTGGATAGCAGCAATGAAACACCTCGATGAAATAATCTATGATGCAATCAAGGCAGATGACACACTCATGGAAGCCATAGGTGGAAGGGTTGTGTCAACCTGTTTTGAGATACCTCCTACCGAGGAGGACAATACCCCCGTTCCCAACATCATCATCACGGATGAGGGTTTTCAGAACCAGCAGACCACCAAGGACAATGTATGGGAGGCAATGGAGGACATGGTTCAGGTAGGTGTTGACATTGCAGCTGCCAGTCCTGGAGAGGTGAACAGTCTTGTCAGGATGGTGAGAAGGGCTGTCGAGAGCCATATCGAGACCATGTATATTGGCGGTGACAGCATCCCTGACCTCAATGCCCTGACATCTGATGGCATAGCCTGGGACTGGATGAAGCCATGTTATTTCACTAAGCTCACTTACCAGTGTACTGTAATCGCAGACAATGGTACTGAGGATGAAATCTTAAATCAAGACATACAATGATACTAAAAGGACAAAATTTTCGTGTATTGATCTATGACTCTACTGCCTCGAAGTATAAGGTAGTGGGCATGGCTACAGGGTGCACTATAACTTTGAACGGCAATACTGAAGATTCCAACACGAAGGATGATGTGAACATGGCTGCAAAGCCTGTTGTCATCTCCAAGAGTTGGAGCGTTTCAGTTGAGTCACTCAATGTTGCCGATGCTGGAACTATCCTGACTGCCATCAAGAGTCTCACCCCATTCACGCTGATGTGGGATGAAACTGACACCACCGACAACCAGACAGCAGAGGGTGAAGGTTTTGCAAGGACTGGCCAGGCATATCTTTCCGATGTGACACTGGCATGGAATGACAGGGAAAATTCGACAAAAAGTCTGCAATTTACAGGCTCTGGACCGCTTTCTACTGTTTCCACAACACCTTCAACTGAAGTGATTGCACTGGGTTCCTACACCAAAGGCCAGTATGTCCGTCTATTCCTTAGCAGTGACAACTCTGCAACACCTTCAAAGGTGGTAGCTGCAGCCAAGCAGCTTTCACTCCATGTTGCAATGAGTATGGAGAGTGCTACAACGAAGGACACTACTGGTGACTGGGACATCCAGGAACCTACTGCATTAAGCTATGACATCACATCAAACGCACTTGTCAAGTCAAATGAGACCATCACATCATCTGTGAACGCTCAGGCACTCTCAGACATCATGGCCATCTATGAGGCAAGCAACCCTGTGAAATGGCAGATTGCAAACGCCTCTGGTGCCAACCAGCGTACCAAGGGTGCAGTCATTGCAAGTGGAAGCGTGGTGATCCAAACCCTAACCTTGAACGGACCAAACCGACAGAATGCAGACTACAGCATTCAGGCTGCTGGTTATGGAACATTCAATGTAGGTGCATGATTAACTGGCCCTGCCCGCCTCTCTGATCAATGGGTTTCTTCATAGTTCAGGAGGTGAGTGGGGCTTTTAATAAACAAGAACTATGATACAGAAGCGTAAGATAACAATCATGGGCAAGGATGTTGACATTGCGTACAACATGGCCACCCAGATAGCCTATGAGGAGATAACAGGCAAGGCATTTGACACTGAATCCCTCAACAAGGCAAGCAATATGATGGCATTGTACTATGCATCCATATTGGCTAACAATGAGAGCATAGACATCAGCTTTGACCAGCTTCTCTCTGAAGCGGATGCACATGACATCAAGGTACTCAGGGAAGCAGTCATAGAGTCATTCACCGACTGGTGCAAGTCAATAGATGTTGACGGTAAGAAAAAGAAGGCTAAAGGCTCAAAAAACTGATTTCAGCCCACGAGGCATTCACCCTGCTCGTGGGTGAGGTAGGGATAGACAGGCATGAGTTCCTCTATGAACTGAAGCTGTGGGAGATCAATGCCATTGTCGAAGGCTACCGAAGAAGGGCACATACGACATGGGAGGCTGCCAGATGGCAGACATTCTGCATTGTGTGTGCGATGGGTGCCAAGAGTTTCAACTCGCCACAGGACTTGCAGAAGTTCTCATGGGAGGAGGAACAGTATGAAGAACTGAGCGAGGATGAAGTGAAGGAACTCCAGGATGAGATAGATGCTATAAACTCAATGCACAATGAGGAAGATAACGGAGATAATAGTTCATTGCTCTGACACCATCGAAGGCAAGGACTTCACGGTGGAGGACATCCGCAGATGGCACAAGGCACGCAAGTGGCTGGACATTGGCTACCATTATGTCATATACCTGGATGGCAGCATCCACAAGGGCAGGAACGATGAGGTTGTAGGGGCCCATTGCGAGGGTCACAACGCGCATTCAATAGGAGTCTGCTATATCGGAGGCAAGGAAGCTGGGACCTTCAAGGCCAAAGACACACGCACCAATGAACAGAAGGAGGCACTTATCCGCCTGCTCATTGACCTTGTATGCAGATACCCTGATGCAGAGATCTACGGGCATAGGGACTTTGCAAACCGCAAGTGCCCATGCTTCGATGCAAGGAAGGAATATTCACAGTTATAGTTCATAGCACACCGCTACAATGCAATCTTTTTTCATAAGTGAATTACTATTTCAACCGCTAAGTCTGTGAAGATATGGCGGTTTTTAATTTTTCAGCAACTTTGTCGAAGTCATCCCTGACTGTTTTGGCAAGCGTCTTTGCATATCTCCTTGTCTGCACCGTATTGGTATGGCCAACCATTACACTCACACTGTCCAGGCTGATTCCCTGGGAGAGCATCCATGTGGCGAATGTGTGCCTTGCCATGTGGCTGTGAAGTGGCACTGTTATGCCTGCAGCGACACCTATTCCCTTCAGGTTCCTGTTGTAGTCCGAATTGTCAAGGTGTGGCAGCTTGTAGTCATACTTCTCCAGTACCTGGACTGCGGGAGGCAGCAGCCTGCTGATGTATGACACACCAGTCTTGATCCTCTCAGCCACTGTTGTCCACATACCGTCTTCAAACCTGTAGTTCTTGATGTCGAAGGCCATGAGGTCAGTGTATGACAGTCCTGTGTACATCTGGAACACGAACAGGTCTCTTGCCTTTTCAAGCGTAGAGCCTGGATCCAGGTCTAGCTGCTGGATTCTCTGCATTTCATCTTCGGTAAGGTAGTCCACCGTCTCCTTGTCGCCTCTCTTGAACTCTCCTCTCAGCCTCTCATAGGGATTGGTGCCTATCACTCCCATCCTGCATGCACGGGATATGAGAGCCTTGAGGCACTTGTGGTAGTTATAGACTGCTGCATCACTGATAGGCTTCCCATCCCACCCTTTCAGCGAGTGCAGCCAGGCATTCCACTTGTATAGGTTCTCTGTTGTCAGATCGTGCCAGTTGATGAGCAGCTCATACTCCCTCAGACGAAGGAGAAGTGTCCTGTAATGCTTCATCGTACCATCCTTCAATCCAAGCAATGGCAGCTGGTCCTCTATCCAGTTCACCATACTATGGTCGCCCATGGAGGACCCCCATACTATCTTCCTGATTGTGGGAATGTCTATTGGTGTGCCATTAACAAGGCACTCGTTTATGGCTTCCATAGCCCGTTCCTTGATAATGCGGATGCGACTGTTGAGCACATCAGCATCTGCCCTGTCAACTACAGAGCCACCTGCAAATTCCTGCCGTAAAATTTTTACACCAGTCTGCACATAATATGGCTTCCTGTCAACTGTAACCCTTATCTCAACAGGGCCTTCCTCTCCTTTTTTTGCCCTGCTTCTGTGGTCAAAAACTACCGATGTTGTTATCATAGCTGTTCTATTATTCCAAATGTTTCCCCACTGACCGAAATGCTGGGGAAACAAATTATGCATAAATACACAAAAATACCCCGATTTACCCCATTTTCCACCATGCAAGCACAGACAAATCGAGGTGCAAATACATAAAAAGAGTGGACTAAAAAGCAATGTATCAGCTATTTAACCCACTCATAAATCATTCATTATCAAGTGATCCGCTTGGGGCTATTCAGCATTTTACAAGCCTTTGGCAATCAAACTATTGATAATGTCAATCAAACGGAGTGGGGAAACAACACACTATAAATGGGCACTGTCAATGTAGATTCTTGCCACAAAATAGCCTGCCTTTGCATCCTCTATGAGTACCAGGTTCTCTCCTGGTTCCTCCTCGTCTTCCTCATCCTTCTCCTCTACAAACTTCACCTGCCCTACCACTGGATATGGCTTGAAGTCCTTGCCCAGCATCTGACGGACTGTATCAGTCTCTTCCTTCTTGATATAACCCAGATGTGTACCGTCTGAGTGCATCACCTTGATGGCATTTGCATCGAAGTCATTGTCAGGTTCTGCCACCAGCTGGCCTACGAATGTGCCCACATGCTTCATCTGGCACCCATGCTTGTTGATGCCTGCCACACTCATGGCAGCGATGAACTCTGAGGGCAGCTTCTCCTCTGGCTTGCTGTCTCCATAGTCTGTCTGATTATATACCATCACAATGATGGCAATTATGAATACGACTCCCAATACAACTATTATTCCCATAGACTTATAAATATTAAATAGATTCCACTAATTCCGTTTTTTGGGAGGAGAGCTCTTTCCTGAGCTCTGACAACTCGTTCAAAAGGATTGAGTTGGTCCTCTGGCTTTCTTCCAATGATTTCTTCAATACATCTATTAGCTCCTTGTTTTGTTCCAGGAGCTTTGAAATGTTCTCGTCTGATGAGTTAGTCATCCCGTTAGTTTTAGGGGTTTCCTGAGCCTTTTTTAGCATTTCTCCATCACCTGTCAACAACCAATCCAGGTTGAACACTCCTGGGAAAGAATTGCTGAACTTAATCAAGAATTTTTCATTCAAATATTCAGGCCTCCCATTGTAAGCATATGAGATAGATGTCCTACCAGCTCCCATAATCTTAGCCAATTCAGTTTTTGATTTTATGTAACCATTATGGTACAAATAATCATACGCATCCTGAAATCTTTTCATCAATTCCTTACTCATATTCTTAAAAAGTCTTAAATGTTTCTTTATTTTAGTACAATATTCATTCTTTTGTACTATATTCGCATCAGAATTGATACGGAACTGTACTAATTATACTACCTATTAGTTCAAATATACTAAAGTTTTATAACAGGCTGGGGAACTGCGAATATATGCTTTCCCATTGAAATATGGACAATTACGATTGATAATTTATAAATATTTAAGAAATAGACTCTCGCATAGGCCCTGAGAAGCCAGATAAGTAGGAAGCAGGAAGAAAGCATGTAAAACAGAGCAACATGACAACAAGACTTGGATGAGCGTGGGTGCGTTACCCACCTTCCTGCCAATAAAAGAAAAATGATATGGACAAAATGCTAAGGGCACAGATAGCAGGTGAAGTCAGACGAGTTCTGATGGAGGTTCTTGAGGGAAGTCAGGAACAATGGGTGTCAGCCGATGAGCTGGGCAAGCACATCAGCTTCTGCACCAGGGACTGGCTGAAGAACTACGGCAGCACCCTGCCAAGAACCAGGGCAATGGTGACGACACCAGACGGTGCTACCCATCAGAGTGCATACACCTATCCCCTGCACAAGATCCAACGCATGTTGGCCAACAATGAAGTGAAATTTCTAAAATTATAAGGATATGAAAAAGGTTTCAAGAAAGGCAATGGCATTGCGCATGCTGGCCATCACAGTAGTATTGACTGCAGCCTTCATAGGGCTCTGCAGTGAACCAGTAGGAATGGTGGACACACACTGGTGGATCGTGTTCTGGACATCCAAGACAATAGGTGCTGCATTCGCAACACTGGCGATCTACCTCTACAAGAAATGGGAAATTAAGTCTTATGAAATAAACTGATAGGATTATGGAATTTGAAGGTAAAATCATTGAAAAGTTAGAGACGAAGACTGGCACTAATCCAGTCACAGGCAACGCATGGAAATATACCAGATATGTTGCACAGAACACACTCCCACAGACTACGACAATAGTGTTTGATGTATGGGATGGAAGGGATGGAAGAATAGACCGCCTTAACCTCCAGGTAGGCAAATGGTACAGGCTGTTCCTCTCATTCGAGGCCAAGAAGAACAAGGAGGGCAAATGGTTCAACTCCATCAGCGCATGGAGTGCCAGGGAAGTATCAATAATAGACGAGAACAAGAATGGAGAAGAACAGTAATATTGCCATCAACAAGAACGGCATCAGGATCCTGATGTGCTGTGCCAGCTGCAGCCATCACTCAGATGAAGCCACTGGAACACAGGGGCTGTTCCGTGCCTGCCACCTTGAAGAGAATTCGGGCATCACAAGAAGGAACACATCCGTATGCAAGTTATACGATATGGACAGCAAGTATGTCAACCTGCACTACTCCGAGCCCATGGGAAGAATAAAGAAAGGCTCATACTTCAAGATGGTGACCGCCATCAGGGAAGCGGAGAAAGAGAGCAAGGTGCCTCAGGACAAGGCCATGTCTTGCGAAGACATCAGGAAGAGATACTTGCTGGAGAATGACGAATCGGTTTATATGGAGATCTGACAATGAACGAAGAGAATGACAACTACTTACCATTACCAGCATGGGGGACAGGTACACCTTTGAAGAAGCCTGAGACTCCTGATTTCCTCAAGGATGATGACTGGTTTAACACAGACATATCAGCAGACTTCCTTGACTTTACGGAACCATACAAGCCACCTCGCTGGACAATGAAGCGTGGAAACATACAATTTGCCAATGTAGGAGAGCTGCATCTCATAAGCGGGAAAGCAGGCCATGGGAAGACAAATCTCATGTCACAGTTCATTGCAGCCATACTTGCTGGCAAGGCTGGTGGCACTGAATATACGAAACCTGAGACAGTAATCAGCCCTGTAGTACTGTACATTGACACAGAGCAGGGCAAGGATGATACCATCGCATTGAAGAACCGTATATGCACAATGGCAGACATGGACTATTCAAAGAAATATGACAGCTTTCATATTCTTCGATTGCGTGACACAGAGAAGGCAAGTGACAGGTGGAAAAAGATACTTAAAGCCATTTGGATGGTCAGGCCTACTGATATATTCCTGGATGGTATGCTGGACATCGTCAATGATTATAATGACCAGAAGGAGTGCCAGCCAGTCATCTATAAGTGCATGAAGATCTCCACCCACTACGATGCTTCTCTATGGATGGTGCTCCATGAGAACCCTATGGTGGACAAACTTGTAGGAACTCTTGGAAGTATCACCCAGCGTAAGGTGTCCGAGATATTCTCTGTCAAGAAGCACAAGCAGTCTGAAGAGAGCAAGAATGTTCCTGGCTTCCCTGAGATATACTTCGAGGTAAAGCAGCTCAAGGCAAGAGGCATTGATTTGCCTAACTGGTACTTTGAGGTAGTGTCGAATGTGAATGGATGGGGAATGCCTGTTGAGATTGATGAGAAGGGAATTGTCTCAAAGCCTGAAGACCTGAAGCAGCAGCAAGAAAAGACTTCTACCGATGACTATCTGAAGCTGGTGAAGTGGACAACAAATGGTGTGTCATATACTGATATAGAAAAATTCCTCAGATCTAAAGGAATTACCAGCAACAGGAAAATTCAAAGCATATTCAATGTGGGACTTGAGGAAGGTATCATATATAAGAACAGCAAGGGCAAATACTTCTACAGCGGACTGGGGAAGCAAATACCTAATGATGCTCCAAATGACATACCATTTGAACAGCAGGATGAAAATGAAGAACCCCCATATTAGAGATGTAGTCGCAGAGCCCTGTACCCCCACCCCCCAGTATATATATAAATATATATACAGGGGGTGGGAGGGTACCAAGCTCAAGGGCGAGCGAACCAGCAATTTTGCAAAAGAAAAAAGAACCAAAAAAGAAAAATATTACTTGTAGGCTATGCAGATAGACGAGTTTGACATACGGAGGATAAAGGATGCAGCAGGCATACTGGATGTAATGAGGGATTTCATCCCCAATATCCGCAAGGCTGGAGCAGACTATGAGTGCCTCTGCCCGTTCCACAAGGACAGGCATCTTGGTTCCTTCAAGATTTCACCGAGGAGGAACACATACAGGTGCTTCTCATGTGGCAAGCACGGAGGACCTGTTGACTTCCTCATAGACTATGGCAACATGACCTTCCAGGATGCGATATGCTATCTGGGTGCCAAGTATGGCATGCCCTTAGAAGGCAGCGAGACATATCACCCATTGCCAGCCAAGCCACACACCCCTCCACCACCACTGCCCATGCTGGTGCTGCCTACGGAGTATGTGAAGATCAGGCAGGACATCAGCGAGGACACCCTCTGCAAGTGGATAAGGAACCTGCCCTGGAACCAGGTGCAGCAGGAACGGGTAGAGAAGACACTCAAGAACTACCTGGTAGGACACAGCAAGGATGGGCACACCATCTTCTGGCAGATGGATGAAAAGGGCCAGCTTAGGACTGGCAAAATGATGCTCTACAAGCCAGACGGTCATCGAGACAGGGAGAGCAAGGGCAACTTCTCGTGGATCCACACAAGGCTGGAGAAGGTGGGCCAGTATGATCCTGACAAGTATGAGATGAAGACAACCTTCTTCGGCATGCACCTGATAGACTTCTTCCCAGATGCCACCATCAACATAGTGGAGTCCGAGAAGACTGCCATCCTCTGCAGCATATACTATGGCAATCCTCAGAGCAACCTATGGCTGGCATGCGGTGGGCTGTCAATGCTGACGAAGGAAAGGCTGATGCCACTCATTGAGAGAGGCAGGAAAGTGTCACTGTTTCCCGACCATGACAGCATAGAGAAGTGGACCAAGCAGGGTGAGAGTATTGACTATGAAGGATTGGAAATACAGAAAACATTTATTGAGAGGAACTGGAGGAAAGAGGATGGTGACAAGGCAGACATTGCCGACATACTGGTAAGGCTCCTCTGCGACTCAAGGGCTGGCAAGGTGCAGAAGGTGAATGAGGTTATCAGCCAATTCAGGACTGCAAACCCATTCTTCGGCAAGCTGGTGGACAGACTACAATTAGAACCGATAATACAAGCATGATGGAACAAGAAAATAGCTATGAAGTAGTGGCGACCAAGGTAAGGAAGGAAGCCAAGGACAGACTGGAGGCACTCTGCAAGTCGAGGGGCATGACAAAGTATGACCTGCTGCAGATGATGTGTGACACACTAATACGATACATGGATGACCACCACAACCTCACCCCAGAGATGGAGAAGGCGATGAGCATCTTCGAGCACCTGCAGGGATGGGGAGGAGCGTTCAACCTTGCTGACTCAACGGCCAAGCCTGAGATAATGGAGGCAACATACTACCTGCGTGACACAGACAAGCATGGAGTGCGTGGTGTCCATGTGGAGAGACCATGGATGCAGAACTCTGAATGGGTGCAGACATACAACATACAGGAGATACTGGAGCAGACCATCAACCTGCTGATGCCTGAGAGGTACAGGAGACTCAGGCTCCTTGCAGTGGACAATGACTGCAGCAGCATACTGCAGCTCATAGACATGCTCATTGACGAGCACAGCAAGGATGCTGACATATCCTCCATCCGCCAGGGCTTCGAGGATGCCAACAGGTCTGAGTATGGAAGGAGGCCAGCTGATGAACCATACAGGCGCAAGCACTACAAGAGCGTGAATGATGACAGGCTGACCAACCCACAGCCAAGTCTGTTCGAGGAGGATGGAGATGAGCAGGGATAAGGACTACCAGAGACTGTTGAACTCCATGCGATGGAAGGAACTCCGAGTGTGGAAGCTGCAGCACAATCCATTATGCGAGATGTGCCAGGCAGAAGGATATGTGAGAGCAGCCGTTGACATCCACCACATCAAGCCAGTGGAGTCAGCACACTCGCTGCAGGAGATGGAGCAACTCTGCTACGATCCAAGCAACCTGATGGCACTGTGCATTCCCTGCCATGTGAAGGTACACAAGGAGATGGGGAAGAGCACAAGGCAGAACCATAAGGACAGGAGCAGCCAGTCACTGGCCAGATGGGCAGCAAGGCATGGGGTCAAGGCCGAGGGTGAGGAGGCCGAGGCCAACCCTCCCCCACCCATTTTTTTTGACGGGTGAGATCTTCCCAAAT